AAGTGAGTGTTTGTTTTCCGACAAAATACAGACACAAAAAAACCTGCTAAAAAGCAGGCTTTGATATTTGGTCTAAGATGTACTATCCGAAAATGGTGGGGCTGGAGAGACTCGAAACCTCCTTACAATTAAATCACTGCAGCGATACGATAGCTAATACCTTGTTATATATATGTTTTATATAAATCGTAATGCTATATGAGCAGTAAATGCTATCCCATGCTAATCCCATACTTTAGATAGTCAAAGACTGAGACAGTATGGGTCAGGTGGGGAATTAGACGTTTTTAAAATTTTAGGGGTGGACTGCAAACTAGGTAATTGATGTAATCATATTGATTTTATTGGATTTTTTTGTAATTTGAAGGTAATTATTAAGTAATTGAATACACAGCTAAAAGGTATTAATTAAGAGACTATAAAAACTATATATATCATATGCTTAACTAATATATGTAATTATAATTACTTTTTATTACCATATTAAGGTATTTTTAAATAACAATTATATCAATGACTTAGGTCTTGTTTATCGAGCTATTACTACAATTACCTATTATCGCTACCCATATGGTATTTAATTACCTGAACTGATGATATAGGAATAAAAAAGCCCTAAATTTAGGGCTGATTGTGATGATTGTTTAAGGCGTTTGCTAGGTTGCGAATGATGTGTCGGCTATCACTGGGGATGAATTTGCCGTAGTGTTTGTGGATCATTTCTGTGTTGACGTGGCCTAGCTGATTGGCTAACCACTCAGCGCTGATGATGCCTGTCGATAGCACTTGGCTCGCGTAAGTATGGCGACCGTTATTCAAAGCGCGATAGGGAATGTCGCAGCTGTCTAGGTGACGTTTCCAGCGCTTCTCTAATTGCGGATAGGTATAGTGGCTGCCAGTGCGAGGGTTAAGCCAAAGCCAAGTAAGCTGCTGCTGCTCATAGGTGTGATTGTCTCGCTCTAAGACTTTGATGGTTTGCGCTTTATGATTCGCTACCAATTCTGCTTGATTGGCCAATGCGTCTACGACGATGGGCAGCAGTTCTATTTGGCGTTTACGTCTACGGTTTTTGGTGGCTTTATGAATGCCTTTGACAAAGCCGCGTTTGATGTATGCCGTTGATTTATTAAAGTTAATATCTTCTATGGCTAATGGCATCAGTTCATGACTGGATAGTCCAGACCAAAGCATTACAGTCCATAGGTTGCGCATAGTCGCGTCTGTTTCGGTATTTATGATTTGTGCTATCTCTTCGCGGGTAAATGGATCGATGTCCGCTGGGTCTTTGCTATTGAGCTTGATGTATTGGCTGGGGTCATTTGGGTTCCTCTCATGACGCGCCCAATAGCTCCAAATCGAGCGCCATAGTCCTAATATATCGACTATGGTCTTGGGCGACAGCTCAGCTCTCAATACTTTATAAACCCAATATTCCACATCTTCAGCACTAATCTTACTGATCTGCTTACTTTGCCAATAGGGCGTTATATGATTGGCCACTTTACCAATATATGTGTCCCATGACGTAGGAGAGACTTTGCTTTGTTCGGCATTTTGCCAAATCGGGATATAGTAGCCAAAGTACGAGGCTTGCCGCTTTGGTGACGCTGGGAATACGGCATCACGGTCAAATATGCCCATTTGTATTTGCTGCTCTACCATATCCGCTATTTTTTGAGCATTGGCTTTGTTTACAGCAGTGGGCGGTGTGTTTAGCAGTGTTTCGCTGTCTTTTTCGCCGTTCATATACCAAATAATGCGAATACTGGTCTTGAGTGGTTCGATACTGGCCACTTGGTGTTCTCCTGTGCGTAAAAATGTATGTGTGAAAACCTTAAGGTATTAATATAACTAGCTTTTATGCCAAATTGACGCTATAATAAAAATCTGGTTTGGTAACTAATGAGCCACTAAAAAGCTCTTGGTTTGGGCTTTTGGCTCAAATTATCTGTTAAAACAGTCCTCATTACGGTGAGGGCTGTTTTTTTATGCCTAAGTGGAATCGTTATTTGATAGGCCTGCTATTAATGATGATTGAAAATGGGATATCTATACCGTAGAGCTTGTTGTTATGTAAGATAAAACTAATGTCTATCATCTTCTTTCACTAGGGATTTTCTACCCATGCGGTCATGGTTTAGATGCTCATCGACAGTCCTCTGTTTTACTTGCCATATCAATAATCATGTTTTTTGCATTACTTATCAGCTCAAGGAATACATCTTCTTGTTCGTTACCAAGATAGCCAACGTTATTGATAAATTCTTTCATAGAAGGAGATGATTCGTGTTCACGTTGGACTGGTGGAATGGTTCAGGTAAAGGTAAAGCCAATAGTTCAAAAGTGGCGTTGTGCTGTAGCTTTGAGGCTTCTTGCTGCTGCTGATGTTCTATCGCCATTTGCACTAATTTGTTTAAGTTCATTAGTTATTTTCCTTTATCCGATTCGGCGCGACTGGCTTTAAGGCTTGCAAATATTTCATCGCCATTGATAAACCAGTTATGAATCTCAAACGGTGGATTCGGTCTGCAATCGATATTCATTATCGTGATGCAAGCCGCATATAATCCGCCATCTAGATTGCGTAAGCCGTTCATATTGAATGGGTAAGCGTGACCGTTATATAACGACAATAGAAAATCACGACAGACACGACTGCCACCGCAATCATCCAATGCCATTTTTAATACCTTGGTAAGCGCTTCTTTAAGCTGTTTGCTTTTAGCAGCTCGCTCACGCGCATACTCTTCTTCAGTCTGTATTCCTGCTAGTAATAGATTCATGGTTTGGGTTCCTTTTGATTAAGTGAAGCTTAGGTTTTTAGGTATTTCAAACACCCAGCAACGAATGCTACGGCCTGTTATTTGAGACGCTACCGTCTTGTTTGCTGCCACAAACTTGAACTGTCTAGACTGGCGCAGCGCGTGATGCATGTCGGATTGTGGCGGTAGGTCATAGCGGTACTCATTCGCAAGCTGGTAGATCTCTGGCATGCTGATTGCCAATAGATTTGGGTTTTTGCTGTGATTGATGTGCAAACGGCGGATATGATGCGCTGCACCTTCGATTGCGTTGGGTGCCGCATTCAATCGTTCGAGTACATCAAAGAACTGAATATTCAGCGGATGCTCAGTGTTTAGCGTCTGATCACGTTCTGTTGCCATTTCAAATATGGCTTGCTTGAATGCGCCGTCCAATCTCACCAAATCCGGCAGTAACAGCTTCATTGCGTCAAACAAGGCAAGCAGCTGCGCGTGACAATGGGCGACACGAAACGCCTTGACACCGCTGTCTTTTAGCCAGTTCTCATGTGCCATTTTGGTATCAAAAAAGGTCTGTAAAAACTTGACTTCCATCTTTAACACATCAACCAAAAAATGGCTGACATCCTCAGACTGTAGCGCTTCGATGCGACGCGCCGCCGCCTCGCTATCGCGGGTCTGACGCTCAACGGTAAAAAATAGATGACAGATACGGCTTAGTACGGCCTTGGAGGCGACCACGGGTAGATTTTGACTGATGACAATCGTGCCGCGAAAGGGTGGTTCATAGACTTCGTTGCCTGCGGATTTGACGCCGCGTGTGCCAATGGTGCCGCCGTCGTATAGGTTTTTTAATTCGTCCCAGTTGAATTGAGAATTGCGGCCTGTCCCTGCGCCGTCACGGTCGGACTCGATAAGGACGGATGGCATGTTTGATGTCTGCGAGAGTGAGCGCATACGGCCAGCTTTAGTGGTTTTGTTGGGGTCGATACCCTCATAAGATTCACGGCCGATAAGGCGCCAAAAAAAGCTAAGCAGTGTCGATTTACCCGTCCCAGGTTCGCCGACAATCTCTAAAAAAGGGAATGACTTTTGACGATCACGGATTTGCTGGGCAAATAAGCTGCCCATAAAACCGACTAAACTGATGACGCCCTGCACGCCCCAACCGCTGATGATGTCCGCTATCCAGTTGACCGGCTGACTGGGACGGCTGCCAATGTTGATGCTTGGACTGGCCGCCAATGTCTTGAGGCTTTTATTATTGGGCAGGTCAAAATAGTCGTCTTTATTGAGCGCGTAGGTCTGGCCATGACGAATGGCGGTATCATTGAAAATATAGGTCTGGTGGTCTTTGCTGTAGCCAATAAAGTCGATGGTCTCTACGGTTTTGATACCGTTAATCATGCGGCCCAGCATGATGTCGAGCTGCTTGGAGTTGCCCTGATAGATGACACCAGGGGCGACGGACAGTAGGCGCTTTTTAAACTCACCGGCGGCTGATAACTGACTGCCTGTAAAGGTGTTTTTGGTGTCGCCTTGGGGGGTACGAATGCGAAAGAAGTACCAGCTTTCATCTGTCACCAGATTTGACTGATAATACAGCGCTTGCGGCTGACAGTTCATGATCTGCGTGACCGTCATGCAGGACTGCATCAGGTCGTCATGCCACAGCTGCAGGGCTTCTTTGAGTTCTTCCTCAGTGTTGAATAGGTCTTCGGTCGGTTCGCTGTCTGCGTCTTGCTGCTTGGCTTTATCAAAGCTCTCTGTATCGACTTTTACCCAATAGGTGCAATGATTGAAAAACATATAAAAGCTGGTGCTGCCCCATTGGTTGTAGGTGAGCAGGGCTTTGTCCTTGGCGGTATCAGCAATAAGCAGATCACCATAAAAGCGATAGCGCTCAAGGTCGGTCTTGGTGAGTTTTCCGGCCTTATGTAAGTCGTTCCAGTCCGCGCCGTCACCGTATTCGCTGGATTGCGCGGCGGCGACATCCCAGCCGTTCTGTCTGGCTTGTGCGACAAGTCTATCTGTCGCTTTGCGTCCGGCAGTGTCGCTATCTAGTGCGATGATAAGCTTGGGCTGTGGCTTGCCAAGCTCGTCCATGCGCGCTTTGATTTGTGCTAGGGTGTGCGCTGGGAAGTTGCCAGCGGTGATGTTACTGATCGCGTGCAGACCGTTCTCAGTCAGCGCCATGGCATCAAAGATGCCCTCAACTATCCACAATTCTTTGACATATGACCAGACCCCTTGTATTAGATGTAGCTTTGGCGGTAGCCACGCGTGACCTTTGAATTTAAAGCCAGTCTGTACTTTTGCTTTAGCAATACCTTGTGCTGGCTCTATCAAGCGTTCCCAATAGCCGATCGTTTGACCATTGCTGGTAAGGTTAAAGCGCACGGTGGGGCAGGTGAAGCCTGACTGATAGTCTTTATAGACTTCTTGGCTGTAACTGCGTTGCCACTTGACGACATCAAAGCCGCGCCCAGACTGAAGATAAGCATCGGCGGTGGCATTTGGGTTGCTGGGTGTTGGTGGGTTTTTCTTCGTCCAATTGGCGAATATGTCTGGGTAAATATCGCGAGTAGATGCTTGGTAATTGCATTTATTAGCGCGGCCACACTGGATCGTCCACGGCGCATCAGCACCGGTGAATAACTCCTTTTTTCCGCATGACGGGCAGCGGCCATAACGCAAAAACTGACGGTCGCTGGAGAATTTGAGACCATAATCTTGTACGAGGCGAGTGATTAGCTCGCTACGGGTATCATCTTGCATGGTTTGCATAATAGTGCTCGTTTGGTTTGGTAAGTGGTTTGGTTTATGCCTACGATGGATTGACTGTTTTCATGTCTAGTAGTGATGAAACTACTGATCTGATAAGCGCTGATCTAAAGGGGTCGGGTGAATACGAATATTGTTGGATATGGCTGATAATTTCTGAAGTACTGACCGGTACTTCCCTCATCGCCCAAAAATGACACTGTCATCTCGACTGTGTTTGCGATGGCAGTGTCAATATATTAGGTTGGTTGCTTTGACTGCTCTAATTGCAGACCAGCTTGGTAGCGCCGTAATGCGATAAATCCCATAGAACGAATCTCAGTAGCTGCAGTTTTTTTAAGTTCAGCGTGTTGTTCTGGCAGAAGTCGAATAGGTATGGCTTTACGATTGGATTTATGTAACTGTCCTTTGTTCGTAGCTTGTAATGTGCTCACTTTCATTTTGGTGGTATCCTATTATGATAGAATATATTATTCTAAAACGTTTCACTCAATTGAGTGTATAATAATACTTACATTTGAGTGTATGTCAATATTTTGTTTACATGAA